TCATGCAGGAGAAGGCTATAAAGAAGGTAGCCCACAATCTGAAGTTTGAAGAATCGTGGACAAGACATAGACTGGGTGTACATAGTGCGGCTTTGCACTGGTGCACAATGAATACTGCCCACGTCATTGATGACCGCCCTAAGTTCACCAGACTAAAGTTTCAATCATATATCAACTTCGGTGCTGAGGATTACGGTGGAGATGTTGGGAAGTATCTGAAGTCAAAGCCTGGCACCCATTTCAACAGAGTGGAACAGGCTGATCTAGAGGATCTATTACTGTACAATGGCTTAGATTCCTTCTACACTCACTTATTATACGACAATCAGAGACATTGGTTCGAGGAATTCTGGGAGTTAAGTCAAGCACAAATGATACAGCATGATGGGAACTTGTGTATGGGTGACATACAGATGAATGGGATACCCATAGACAAAGACTACTACATTAAGGCTGACGAGAGGCTTGCAAAGAAGATAGCCATACAGAAGAAGCAACTGTGGAACACACAAGAAGCCAAAGACTTCCAGAGAGAATACAATGAGCCAGTTGACTGGGGCTCAACCGATCACATACAATTGCTGTTCTCAGACATGGGCGTTAAACTGTCCAAGATGACAAAGACAGGTTACTCAACGGATAAGGATGCTCTGTCTAAGATAGATCACCCTGTTGCTCAGGGCATCTCCTATCTGCGTAAGCTAGATAAGATAAAGGGCACGTATGTAGCCCAATTCTTGAGGGAATGCCATGAAGAAACCAAAAAAATCTATCCGTTTTTCGACACGCATACTACCCAGACTTACAGATCATCATCCAGTGAGCCCAACTTCCAAAACATTCCCGTCCGTGATGCTGAAGCACGAAATTATACCAGAGGTGGAATCATTCCAAGCAAAGGGAATCAACTACTTGAAACAGACTTCGGAGCCCAAGAGGTACGCATCGCCTGTTGCCACTCCAGGGATCCTATCCTTATTAGAGATACTATCGACGGGGATATGCACAGAGATCAGGCGGTCAATATCTTCGGTCTCGGAGATGGAGAGATTACAAAGGACCTTAGGTTCTATGCGAAGAACGGATTTGTCTTTCCCGAGCTATACGGATCCTACTACGTTGCCTGCGCTAGAGAACTCTGGGAGAATGTCATCGTCGGTGGACTACGAACTGGTAGAGGTAGATATGTCCTCGAACACTTACAGGATAAGAAGATCGTCAGTAGAGGGTCAAACGCTTATGCAGACTTTGAGGCGCATATACAGGCGTGTGAAGAGGCTTTTTGGACTAAGTATCAGGCTCATCGTGAGTGGCAAAGGAAACAGTTAAATTTCTACATAGAAAATGGTTACGTTCAACTGCTGTTCGGGCACAGGAGAGGTGGCTATCTAACTAAGAACATGGTAATCAACACACCCATACAGGGTGACGCTTACCTGTGCCTACAGTACACTCTCGTAAGACTCAACGAGTTAGCTAAGGAAGAGGGGTGGAAGTCTAAGATCATAGGACAGATTCACGATTCAATCCTCATTGATCTCTACCCACCCGAGACAGAACACGTCCTTCAACAGATAATAAGAATATCCACACAACAGATCAGAAAAGAATATGAATGGATCATTGTTCCCTTGCTGATAGAGGCCGAGATAGCTCCCGTTGACGCTCCCTGGCTCCTAAAGCAAGCGATAGATGATAAAGGCTATAACAAAGATGGTGAACTTATGACATGGAAGGAGATACAATGGACCCAATAGCTTTGAAGTTCAAGGAAATACTGATGGAAGCTGATTTGTCTGAAGAGGATGCTGAGAAAGGGGCAAGCACCCTTTGGGAACACATTGAGTCAAACGCACAGGATTGGGCAAAAATGCTAACAATGAGGGTTATTGAGGAAGAATAATGCTGAAGAACAAACACAGGCCAAAGACACTGGACGAACTTCTGGGCAACACAGTCACCAAGAATAAAATCAAGTCACTCGAAGCAGATGGAAGATTACCTAATTCTGTCCTATTAGAGGGACCTACTGGCTGTGGCAAGACAACTCTCGCATGGATAATGAGTAGAATGGTCTGTCACCCAGACGAGATACAATACTACAACGCCAGTAATACAAGAGGGATAGACACCATACGTGAGATAGACTCCAACGCTCAGTATGCACCTCTAGCTGGAGACAACAAGGCATATATCTTAGATGAATGCCATAAGATAACTGATGATGGGAAGAACGCTCTCCTCGCTCTCCTCGATGAGCCACCTAAGCATGTTTACTTGTATCTATGCACAACTCAACCTCATCGTCTGCTCAAGGAAATACGTAAGGGAAGATGTATGAGATTTGTAGTAGAGCCCTTAGACTACAGCCTCATAATGCGTCTGCTAAGAAGTACCCTACGTAAGGAAGATGGGAAACTGTCTAAACCTATCCTATCAAGAATAGCCCAGAGAGCAGAGGGCATTCCTCGTAATGCTCTAACCATGCTAGAGTCTGTCATAGGTATGACTGATGCAAAAGAGATGGTGGATGCGATTGACCTGGTAACTCTAGAGGACGATTCAGTAATTGATCTCTGCCGACTGCTGTTAGAGACAAGGACAAATCGGTGGCCTGAGATTGCTAAGGCTATCAGACAGATAGAGAACAGGGACGCTGAGGAAGCAAGGTGGGCTATACTAGGATACTTTAACAGGGTTGCTCTAAACGGAAAGAACCCAGACGTGAGGGTGCTAGACATAATGGCTTGGTTCGAGCAACCTTTCACCCTGTCGGGTCAAGCGGGGCTTACCCAGTCATGTGGCAGGGCTTTCTTAACAAAATAATTCCAATCCGATTGGATGTCTGCTATAATGAACTATAGAGATGAGTTAAAGATTGACCTGTATAATCTAGACGAAGAATGGCTCGACCAACCAAACAAAGTAGAGAAGTGGACCACACATCACGCAGAAGCCGAAGCTATCAGAGACAGATTGGAGCAAAGAATTGGAATTACTAAAGCTAAAGTCGAAGCCGAGATCCGTAAGAATCCTACTAAGTTCGGCTGGGAAGATTCGGGACGGCCCCCTACTGAACCCTTCATAGCCAACCGTATTCTGCTAGACAAGAGAGTACAGCAGGCACAAAGGAACTACATTGAAGCCAAAAAGAACGCAAAGATCCTTTCAGGAGCAGTCAGATCATTTGAACATCGTAAGAGGGCCTTGGAAAAACTCTACGATATGTGGTGTAAACAATACTACGCCAGACCCTATGTCGCCAAGGACGCTCAGAGTTCTATTATGTTCCCTGTACCAACTACTGACGGCGTACTGGAAGAACAAAACAGGAAGGCTCAACTAGAAGCCCTTAAAAAGAACCCGAGGTTAATAGGTCATGGAAGGCCAGCTTCTGACTCCGATTAAATATATTGTATTATATCTAGTGGGACTGCCCCTAGTGTATGTCACTCTAAGGGTATGGGCATCGGGTATTTTCAAAGCATACTTCGAGGAAAGAAGGAGACATTATGGACAGACAAGCATTGAAGAAACAACTGAGGAAGAGGACTCAGGAAGCCGCCGAAAGGACAGACTCAGGTAGGCGATTCAAGGACATCTTTGTTGATGACTGGCCCGAAGGGTTAGGCAGATGGAAAGTGTCCGAAGCCGAACACGTTCTCGACCTGCTCCCATTCATAGCAGGGAAATTCTTACACCGCTCCAAGATTCAGAAGAACGTCAAGAGGGGTGATGTAGAGTACGTGATGGATCTAGCAGTTCATCAAGGCCTAGGTCCCCAGAGAGCAAACGTCATTTGCATCAACCAGTTGTTCGATGAAAGGTGTCCTCCTTGTGAGATTCTTTACCAACTGTGGGCTAAGGAAAAGCTCACAGACAAAGAGGAGAAACTTCTTGAGGTAGTAAAGACCAAACGCCGATGCGTCTACATAGTTCGCTGTCTCGATGGTGCTAAAGAGATGGCTAAAGGTAGGCAAGTCTGGGAAGTAGCTCACTGGAACTTCCAGAGACACATTGATGAGTTAGCTACGTTGCCCAAAGGTGGAGGTCATGTGATCTTCTCCGACGTTGATGAGGGCAAGTCAGTAGCGTTCAAGAGACAGGGTACTAGGGTGGATAACACTCAGTATCTGGGACATAAGTTTGTTGAGCGGGAGGCTTTGTCCGACGACATGATTTACTACGGAGACCCCGAAGATAAGAAACTGTTCCCCCTCGACACTCTGGTCCACGTTCCATCCTTTGATGAGATTTTCAAAACTTTCTTTGGCTTCGACTATACTGGTCAGGCAATAACTATAGAACTTGCTCTTGAAGGTGGTGCAGAGGAAGAGAAACCTCCTCAGCCTGATACTGAGCCTGAGCCTGAGACTGTGCCACAGAAAGAAGAAGAAAAAGAGAAGAAAGAGAAACCTAAGCTAGAGATACCTGGCTCTGAAGAAAAGGAAGAGGAAACAGTTGAGACAGCAAGAGAATGTCCTGCTGGGGGTACGTTTGGTAAAGACCTCGACAAGCTACCTGAGTGTGGTCCTTGTGCAATCTGGGATCCATGTGCTGACGAAGCAGACAAAATGGCGTCGGGGTAGAAGATGACTCTATACAAACCAGACGAATTAGCCCAAGAGGTAGAAGATTACGCTATGAGTGAGGTGACAGATGAGGACTTAGAACTCATCCGTCGTCCCATAAGTGTTGATAGAGTGCTGACTACAGGATGTACTCAGCTTGACTTGGCTATATGTGGTGGGAGAAAGCACGGTGGGGGAATACCCACTGGCATCATGGCAGAGATATTTGGTCCCACAGGCACAGGCAAGACTCTGCTGGCTGTAGAGATTGCCATAACGTCACAGGAGCTAGGTGGGAACGTCAGGTTCTGTGACCCTGAAGGACGACTAGACAGGTCGTACTCAGAGCAAGTGGGACTGAATATACAGGAGCAGTTTGAATACCATCGCCCTGATACTGTCTCTGAAATGTTCAACAACCTATTCTGGCCTTGGAAACCTCCTGACCCTAAGAAAATCAACGTGTTTGGAGCCGACTCGTTGGCTGCTCTCTCTACTAAGATGGAAATGGAAGATGAGGACAAACGGGGCCAACGGAGAGCAAAGGAGTTCAGCGAGGGTCTGCGGAAGACATGTAGGAAGATTGCTAATGAAGATGTCTTGATGGTGTGTACCAATCAGATCAGGCAGGGAGATATGGGGTACGTGACACCAGGAGGTATGGGCATCCCTTTCTATGCGTCTCTCCGTATCAAGCTGAAGTACGGGAAGCCAATGCAGATCATTAAGAAAAAGAAGTTGAACCTCTCTGATGACCCTGAAGCTGACCCCAAAGAAGTGCAGAAGGTACTGGGTGTCAAGACAGATTTCGAGATTGTTAAGAACTCCATCCATGACCCCTTTGAGAAGGGGTTCTTCTATATCATATTTGGTTATGGAGTTGATGACATCAGGACTAACTTACAGTACATGAAAGAGAAGAAGGGCGAGAGCACCTATGACGGCATCAAGCGTAGGTTTCAGTCACTGGATGAAGCCTCTCTATTCATAGAAAACGAGGGTCTGGAGGTAGAACTACGAGATAGGGCTGTCGATATGTGGTATAGGATTCAGAGAGAGTTCCTAGTCAAACGCAAGCCGAAAGTGAGGCACCTAGAATGACAAGACTACACGTACCAGACAAAGACGAAGTAAAATTATTCTCCCCCAAGGAGATAGCCAAAAAACTAGGGGTAGCTTACCCTGTCGTTCTAAAGTACATGAACGAGGGCAGGCTAAAATACTACAAGCTATCCGAAAAGAAGCGCAAGATTTCCCACAAGCACCTGAAAGCGTTTCTAAAGGAATGTGAAAAGTGAAAGGAGACGCCTACGAGAGAGAAGTATGTAAGGAGCTGAGTCTTTGGTGGTCTTATGGTAGAGACAAGAGGATCTTTTCTCGTACTAGAGGCTCTGGGTCAGCACTCAAAAGAGGAGGCAGCAAATGGGAAGGGGGAGATATAGGGTTCGTACACCCCTCAGGAGAGCCACTGATAAGAGTGTGGAACGTGGAGGCAAAGACAGGGTACGCAGTAAAGAGCAAGCTAAAGTCAGGAAAGACCCGAGAATCAAACTGGTGTGCTTTAGACATCATAGACGCCGATCTAAAAAAACCCACCCTCTTAGACATGTGGGAACAATGCGAAAGGGACGCTCTTATCACAGGACGAGAGCCTATACTCATATTCAGAAGGTACCGAAGAAGGTCAGCAATCGCCTTTACCTCAAGTTTCTTCGGTTCATTGGTAGAGACCTTTGGAAGACCAGATCAAGAGACACCCCTTCTAAGAATATACACCCCAGACTATTTGAACCAACAAACTATGATCCGAATGACACTAGTGGTCATTCGACTAACTGATTTCTTTGAATGGGTACCTGATGTCAGGCCCCTCTATGGGTACACTTACCAACATCCTTTGTATGTTCCATGATATTCAAAAAACTACATGTTAAGTTTCCAGAGGAAGATGCCCCTCTGAACTGCTCCCTCGAGCCCGCTCTGGGACTCTACAGAACAATCAGGGGACACTACCGATATTTTTTTCTGGACTCAGGAAACTATATTCCTCCTGAACTTATTTGGTTAGTATGTAATAAGTGCAGGTGTAGATGCGAGAGTGTGCCATGATCCTAACAGCCGAAGTCAGATACTACCAGTCTCACAAGAGAACAAAAGTCAAGTTTGGTCCTGGCCTCACCGTCATTACAGGCACCAGTCATCATGGCAAGTCGGCCTTACAAAGGGCCATAAAATGGCCCTTACTCAACAGACCTGTTGGGTTCGACTTCAAAAGCTGGTTCTCAGATGATAAGGACATCACTAGGTCAGCTATTGAGTTTGATGATGGTCACGTGGTGAGAGAGAAGTCCAAGAACAAGAACCAGTACAAGGTCTCAGGTATGGATGAGCCCTTGACGGCCCTCAGAACAGACCTACCTGAAGAAGTCACCCGCGTCACCCGAATGAATGAGATCAACATTCAAGGACAACACGACCCATACTTCATGCTCCAAAACACTCCAGGTCAAGTGGGTCGAATGTTCAATGAAGCCATAGGCTTACAGATCATAGACGAGTCATTGACGGAGCTGAATAAAAGGGTGACCAAAATCTACACCCAACTCACATTCAGAGAGGACGAGAATAACAAGCTGAGTGACGAGTTGGATACATACGAATACCTTGACGAAGTGGCACCGATACTGGCTGAAGTAGAAGACCTCCTAGGCACAAAGCAAGCTAATGAAAAGGAGATGTGGCATCTAACTAGAGTAGTTGAGGACATGCAAGTGCTTAGGCTACAGCAAGACGAGTGTGACCGAATACTACAACATGAAGATGAGTGGATAGCCGCAAACAATCTCCATACCTCCCTCATTCTGAAGAGGAACGAACTCTTACAGCTTGAGGAAATAGTTGATGATCTCTGGAAGTTAAAGCAGGAACTGGTGGAGATAGA